TTATTTAATGTAAATATGCAAATTTAATCCTTCTCCCCATTCTGCTAACCGTCTTTTTCTTAGTTCTGATTTCGTAAAGAAGATAATCTTTGGGTCATGACCAAATTGCATTTTAAATGCTTCCTTCACTTCATAATATATTTGCAATTTCTTTTTGTTTTCTCCCATGCTTTGAACATTGTCAATTTCTACAAAGTGATGAACTCCTTTTTGATAAAAACGTGCATCCGGTCGAAAGTTTATCTCTTTATGACTTAAACCATCTTTTACTTTAACTTTTACTTGCGGTTCATTCTTCCAATTATCCGGGCAACCAAGCAAGACATATAAATCATTTCTCATTAAGGTATGCTCGACATTCTGATTCCACTTCACATCTTTGGTTGATCCTATTAACTCCCTTCCTTCTTTGGTTAAGTAATAAATGTTTTCCACTATTCGTTTACATTGAATATACCCTTCCTCCTTTATTTCTTTGAGGATTCGATAAGCATTTTTCCCTCCTCCTAAGTTATGAATAGCTTGTAATTGACCTTTTGTTACAAATTCCAATTTATCCAAGGTCAATAGTATAGCTTCGTGTCTCTGTCTTTTTCTCTCGGTTTGGGGCAACACGCATAAAACCTCCTAAACGCTCCATCATTTCTTTATCGCTGATGTAAGGGGATTGGAATTTCTTTAGTTCGTGAGTTTTGTATAATCCTCTTCCGGGTATGTTAGATGGAAGTTTTTCTGCTCCTGTTTCATCAATGGCTACTTTGGAAGCATATCCAGCCGGCAAACGAAATGAAATCTTTCCATCAGCATTCATTTTTACTTGTCTTGGCATACAGTCAGCAGTTGGATATTGAGTGCAATAAATTAATCTGTATCCTAATGCTCCAGCTACCCTTGCGACTTCGGATAGAACACGTTGGCAACCTTCTAATAGTTCCTTTTCTTCTTTACTCATGGAGGAATCGGGTGTGAGTTGTGCGGCTTCATCTACAATAATGAAAGTGCGGTTTTTGATTGGAGTGTCGATAATGTTAGACCATAAATTCTTGCGAAATATCGCTTCACGTTCTTTAATATTGTCATGGATGGTATTTAACATAATAGCAGCTTCTTCTTGATTGGTTGCTATGTCATTTACTTGTTGCAATTTGCGATAACGTTCAAACTCTAATCCTCCTTTTAGATCAATAATATAGAAAGAAACTTCCTCGGGATGGTGTTCGATAAGATACGTCATGATGTTCTTAAGCATAACTGTTTTTCCAAATCGTGTAGTTCCTGCAATGGTCATATGTGGAGTTTTATCATAATCATGATAGATAATATCCCTATGAGTTTTGCCTACTGGAATTCGCCACCCTTTAACGTCTGGAACGTCTTTATAAGGAAACATTTTAGGTAAGTCTTTATCGTACACGTATATATGAAGAAAATAGTTATATTCAATCTCTACAGGTTTCTTTAATGCTTCTTCAATGATAATGGCATCGTTTATAATTTCTTCACTATGCAACCCTCTTGGTAATTTGTACACGTAACAGGTATAACCATCTCCTTTTTTCTTTTCTTTGAATGTTGGTACATACACTTTATCGTCCTCTTTGACAAGCAACTCAAGACGATGAAAGCATGACTCAATAATCTTTCTTTCGTTCATTCTACTAGTTGGCATAAGCGCTACTGCCCCTATTGCGATTGGCGGTATTAACCATTCTATCATGTGCGCCCCTCCTTGAAATTATCGAATCAGATAATGGAATTATCAATGAGATAATTGTTTTAAAATCAAACTACAAAATGGACAAAATAATAAAACAAGATATAAAGCAAAATAACTATATCCACTTACTATATCCACTAGAAACCTATCGCTAAATATCGCATGAAAGGGTTCTTTAATATAAACCATGCAATCATACCAAGGAATGTAGCGAACATGATTACCTTCACCATAGCATCGTTTATAGTTATCCCAAAGAACTTTTCTAGGACAATCACTCCAAGTAAAACAAGGGACATGCTACCGAAAAAGATATACCCTTCAACGATTGGTAAGGGAGTAAGTCCGACTGACATAAATTTTGTAAATGGTATCACTTCATACGTCATGATAAATCCTCCTTCGATAAACTCATAGAAATACGGAATAGTAATAAAATCATCTCTCTATTACTCAACTTGTTTTCAAACTGAAAATCCACCAACTTATCAATTAACTGCGCCATTTCAACATCTTTCGTCTCCATGGATATACCTCCTTTTATATGTCTTGATATATAGATACGCAAAACGTAAATAATAATGCAGGTACACGTAAATTAAATTTACGAAAGGAGAAAAGAAAATGATGTTGAATAGTTTTAACAGGTGATAATATGAAAAGCAAAATAGAAGAACTAATTAAAAATAGTGGATTGAAGAAAAATTTCATTGCCGATAAACTAAATGTAAGTGTTCATCAGTTAAGGAATTACGAAACAGGAAGAAGCTTAATCCCGATAGATAAAGCTTATCTTTTAGCTGATTTATTAGGTGTAAAAGTAGATGATTTATACGAACGGAGTAAGTAAAATGCAAATACATATTCAGATTCATGTAAGAGAAAGTGGTGGAGGGATATTATTATTTACCAATCCACATGTGAAGAGAAAATATTTTAAGGTTGATCCAGATAGAGAAGCAGCAAAATGGGCATATGCGCGTATTTATGAAGCAAGTATGGAGATGGGTGGACGATATCTTGAGATAGAAAAAGTGTTTTATAATGGTGACCGTAATATTACGGAGTTAGTAAAGGAAATGGAAGAAACGTTTGATTTATTTGAATGGAAACAAAAAGGATATATAAAGTAAAGGGGGATGGGCATGGATATTGTCGATATTATCGTAGATATAATGGGTTCCATTGGCTACGGATTTATTATTTGGAATCTTGTTTATTGGCTTGTGAATGCTGCAACAAAATATAAGAAAGATACAATTGTTGTTTTGGTTTGGAGTTTTGTCATTTCGTTTATTTTCACTATTGTTGGTGGTTGGTTGTGGTATCCGCCAGCGTTATTATTTAACGCCCCGATCATTCTTTTGTTCTTTTTGTATGACTTTATAAAGGCGAATAAAAATAAAAAAAGAAAAAGCAGCCCCTCTCAATTGAGAAGGGCTTTCTTATTTATTTAACCTTTGCACCTGTACTTGGTGCAGCATAAATATTCACTTTTCCAAAGTCGCGAGTTTGAATTGTATACACATCTTTCTGTGGATTTCCTAAGATTTCATACTCCAAACCACCGAACTTTTTAGGGTTGAGAAAACCTTTTTCATTTCCCTTAACTGGCGCTTTATTGGTTGGGTATACTCTCCAGGATGAAGCAGTCTTAGGGAGATACAACCTTTTTTTATTAGAAGGTTTTTTTGCTTTTGCACTTTGCTTCACTTCATCATATTGTGTTAGGTTATTATCTTCAATGACTTTAATTAGCTTATTTGCATAGTTTGGATCCGTAGCATATCCATCAGCTTGAACATTCTTTGCAGCTTTCTTATAATCCGTCTCACCTATTATGTTTTTGTATTTGTTTCTGTCCCACGATACTCCATTTACGTATAAATTAGCAAGGTCACATAAAGATTCATACCATGATGGATATTTTCTAAACGCTGCATCCACTCTATAAGGTTTATTGCCTTTATATTCTGTGGTTTGCATGGTTACAGATTGACCGTTATACGAGCCTTTTACACCGAATAAATTCTTCCCCTTAACAGCTAGTCCACTTTTACCATAGTTAGACTCTAAGCAGGCTTGAGCAATTACTAATGAAGCTAAAATGTTAAAATTCTTTTTAATTTGTTGTGCATGTGGAGCAATTTCGGAAATGAATGACATTATTTACCCTCTCCTTTATCCTCTTTATCTTTAATAACTTGCAACTTATCAGCTAGAACAGACGGTACTTTTAAGCCTAATTGAGCGCAATTCTCTAAGATGGATAGTAATTCATTGGCTATATAAAAAATGACCGTAGCATAAGCCACAGCCCCATTTAAGCCTAATATTTTATCAATGATATTGGCAGCAATAATTATCCCGAATATGCCGATTTTACGAGCATATCCGAATAGTGCATTCCGACTTCTAAGGTGACCTTCTTTCCACGCTCTTAGAACGCCTGTGATTATATCTAATAACATAGCGATTGTGAGTAAATCCAAGAATTTTACTGATCCAAACAAGTAATGTCCTAAAATTTCTAATGTCATGATTAACATCCCCTTTTCCAAAATAAAAAGAGAGCTGCATTAGCCCTCTTCATCTTTAAATCCTGTTTTATTCCATCTGTAAAACAATAAACCGGCTATATATAAAATCAAAGCCCATATTGAATAACCATAATAATGTGGCGCGAACTCTTTTATTAAAGATGGAGCAATTAATAAAACACAAAATATCAACAATAATAAACCCGCTAACAATCCATGTTCTGCAAAGCTATACAAAATGAATCTTAACCAATTTTTTAAACCGAACAAAACCATGATGATAAATAAACCAATTAAAATCCAGTATAGGATATCCATTTTTCACCCCCAAAAGATATTTTTGCTAATATTATATATCTTTCAGAGGTGAAATAACATTTATTTTTTTCGCAATGTTTGTATTAATTCCATAAGTTTAGCAACTTTTTCCTCTTTCGAAAGTTTGTCATCCTTCTCTATCTTCGTGATTTTCCCTTTATCATATGGTTTTGTTTTAACTACTCGAAGAATATTATACAAATCTTCATTTAAACCATATGGTTCCATTTGTTTGTATGCTTTAGTTTGTATCTCAGTTAATGGAACTCGCTTATTATCATAGTAGTCTTTAGCATCAGACGTTGAGCTAGGACCCATTAAAGTGATTTGGAGATTCTTTAAAGGATTAGTATCAATTGGATAGCTTAGTTCCTTTTTCGGTCCTTTAAATGGAATAGTACCATTATCTCCTTTGTAAACAGCCTTATTCCGTATCGCATCAACACCTTGAGTAGTTTTTCTGAATTGCGATGCTCCGAAAGGAGAGAGAGCATATAAAGGGTCTTGCAAAGCCTTAGAAAGTGTTACCCCAGTGCCAAAACGGTTAGGACTTCTCTCCCCAAATAAATCTTTATATTTTATATCCGTAAAAGGTAGTTTCTTGTTAGTGTCTACTTGATTAGTTAATAGGTTACCGCCAGGAATATTACCAACTACTTCGCCTGTTAAAGATGCAATTGCGTGTTTTAGTTTATCTGATGTATTCCCTTCACCTTTTTCGTATCCTTCAGCAAAAGCACCAACAGGATCAAGAGTAACGCCACTTCCTCTTATGTGTTCCATCGCCTTGTTAAGACCATAGGAAGCCGCTAGGAAGGTCATAAGACCAGATACATCTTTACCTTTCGCCATTTTGCTTAATACAGTCCACTGGTTCCCGACTTCTAATGTAAATGGTGCAAGAATTTGCATTGTTTTAGATTTTTGTAGTAAAGGAACTTCGCCGACTCCACGCCCTGCAACAATATGACGTGTCTCGCTATCAGCGTATTTAATTGGATCAGATACTTTCTTTGCTAGCCCTTTACGATACATTGAATTCCAAATAAAGTTAGTACCCGCTTTATCCGCAGTCTCCATCAACCATAATGCTAATTTCTTTGGTTGCTGTAATAATTTTTGGTCAAAACGTTTGTAGAAGCGATCGGAATATCTCTCTTTTATGAAATTAGATTTCGCTATAGGGGAATCAATGTTTTTGGTCTTAGTTAATAACTGTTTTGACGCTTGAATCAATGTATCAGCAAGACCTTGTGGAGCATATTGTTTTGCCTTAGCAATGCCTAAAGGAACGTTACCTATTTGCCCTAATGCAGATGATAAGTTACCAATAACCATATTGCTTTTCACTTGGCTATTCGCTTTTGTTAATAATTTATATCTCGTTCCTCTACCTATTAATTCTTGAAGTAAACGATCATATGGATTGGTTTTTCCTGCCAAATCATTTGCATGGTTATTCAAGGCTTTAATAATATTATTAGCATTTCTCGTTTGTTCGGTCGCATCAGCTAATTCATTTGCAGTTTTACGCAAAACAGGAATTACAGGATCCAAATTAATAGAATGACTTGCAGCTTGTAAGTACTTTAAGAAACCACCAACCGCGTCGCTCTTGTAATTTCCGTTTAACCTCTTTTGCATGAATCCCGCAAATTTTGTATTAGGTTTAGTGAAAGGTGATAGCCCTTCTAAATGTGGATCAATATTCGATGGAGTTTCGAATAAGTTTTTAATTCCTTCAAAACCATCTAATTCATTGAAATGATGATAATAATTGTTTCTTTTCGGTACCAACTTTTCCGGATTATTTGGATATATTTTTGAACGCACTTCATTGACCTTATTAATTAGATCATCATAGTTCTTTCTAAAATATTCATCCGCTTGTACAATCTTCTCCCAATTCTTTGGATGAACCTTTTTTAACTGCCTTAGATTGATAGCATCCAGTTCCTCTGGAGAAAGACTTTTCGGGTCAATACCTTGCTTTTTGAGGTACCGATTAACTAGCTTTTTTTCCCCATAATCCTGTACTAATGCAGATTCTTTGGATCCTTTTTTGATACCAAAGTCCTTTACTACAGTATTAAATAAATCATCTGTTAATGCTTCTTGCATGTTGACGTGTGATTGTTTCGCTTTATCAAGAGATTCAACTATCAAAGACTTTTGTTTTTCAGGTAATCTTTCGGCAATCTGATAAATATTCTTTGTTCCTGTTCTGAATGGGCCGATATCTTTAATCTTCTTGATCTCTTCATCCAAGTTTGATTGCGCTTCATTTAGAATAGGTTCTGATTCTTCGGAAATACGCTTCAATACTCCACCATTCTCTACTTGCGGAGTAATCTTTTCTGCAGCACTAGCGACTTCATTTTTAATTGGACTAACCCTCAATGAACGAAGCAAATCTGGTTGGTTGCCTTTAGGTTCCTGTAATCTTGAAATACCCATTTTTTTTAAAGCATTATTAGAAACAGGTTTTCGATTTCCGAACTTACTCCAAACTTCATTTGTATCAATAACTTTGGTAGGTTTATAGTCCTTATAAGCGAGTTCTGCCAACTGTTCTAAATTAACCGGTTCATCCGGCTTTGCAAAGTGTGTCCAGAGTTCATCCAATCCCTCTTTTGTGATTTTGTTCGTATCATAATTTTGGTGAACATACTTCGCGAAATCCTCATAACGCTTTTGCCAGTATTCTCTCGGTGCTTCTTCCACTAAATCTCTAGGTTTTGCAGGTACATCTATTCCATAATGCTTAGCAATAATATTTTCATTTGGATTATCAATGACAGGCTTAGCGTTAGAGAAGTCTGGAAGCTTACGATTTGGCGATAAAGCACGTAATCTGTCTTGTAAACTACCGTGAATAGGTTTAGATGTCGGTAAATCACTCTTTTCACCTGTCATATAGGTTTCTCCAAGTCTTTTTCCTAAGTCTTTGCTATTTGGAAGCAACTTTTTAATTGCTTTTTCGGATGCGCCTTTAAGGAGTTGGTTACCACCCACTAGCAATGGATCCGCAACACCGCCTAATAATGTATTTAACGCGATATCCCTGGCATTTTCTTTCGCTGAATAATCTTTACCGTTAATCGCTTCCCGAACTCCAACTTGTCCAGCACCGAATAACGCTCCTGCTGCTGCGCCTTCTTTTGCTAACTGTCCAGCTTTTGCTATCCCTTTCGTTCCCGCCTTAGCGCCTAATTTCAATGCTTTTGCCCCTTTGTAAGCAGCAGCACCAGGGGCAAATAACCCTAGTGCATCATACGCAAAATCAGCAGCCTTTCCTACTCCTTTTCGGGATTGGAACTGCACTGCTGATTCTCCGTCATGAGTCTTTTTATATGTTTCGTCTAATGCACCAAGTAGAGCAGAGTTAGCAGTACGTGTCAGCCCTCTTGTAAGTTCTTTCGTGACTTTACTTCGGTCAGTGCTTTTTGCATCGTTTACAGCATTTTTAAAGGCATCTGTGAAGGTTGTATTAGGGTCACCGTCAAAAACGTTTTTAACCCCTTCTCCGTATCGCTTGAGAGGGGTTAAAATGTCGTTTAGTAATCCAGTTTTCGGTTTTTTATCTTCCATTTTGCTACGTGATTCTGCTTTAACAGTTGTTTTAGGAGATGGGTGTAATTGCTGACTATATTCATCCCAATATTCTGCGCTATATCCTTCATTCTTTGTAACACGTTTAGGAGTTTCCCTACTTGTGTTATCAAGGAAGTTTCTAAAACCAGTTACATCCTTCACACCGGCTGCCTTTGCTGCTTTTTTAAACTTTTCATCATAACTTCTTCCGAATTGTTTTACTGGCAAACCTTTTAATAATTCCTGTTGCCAATTAAAATATTTTGTCATGGTTCCACACCCTTAATATGCCAATTTAAACGGTTGGTTAATTAGTCTTTCTGATGTTTTACCTTTTTTTGCGTTAGCCAGTAGATTATTGTATAAATTCGCTGCACTAACCAATTTCGGATCAAGTTGACTGCTCTTAACAGTAGTGGATTTCTTCTTGGAACTAGAGGAAGACCTAGAACTTCCCCCCCCTCCGCCTCCGCTACCCTTTTTTGCAGCTTGTGCCTTTTGGAATGCAAATTGTGCTTGATCCAGAGATAATTGTCCAAGTTGAACTTTCTTACTAAGTTCATACTGCAACTTCTGTAAAGCATAATTTTGACCGTATTGTCTGATGTTCTCGTTAAATTCTTTTTGCCACTGACTGTCCGACACTTTGTCTCTACTCTTTTGATAATCGAATTGTGTTTGCCATTGTTTGTCCGCTACTTTATCTCGGCCGACTTGGTAATTATAATTACGATTACTGTTCCACTCGTTATAGAGTTGTGAACGATTCTGTAAGCTATAATCCTTGTCTTTCCAGACTTCATCATTTGCTAATTGGGCTATCTGTGTCGCCCGTTGTGCGTTTAAATCTGCTATTTGCCCTTGTGCAGCGATAGCAATCTTGTTTAATTGGTCAGCTGCGAGTCCTGAGTGTCCTAATCCCCTAGCCGCTGCCACTTGCCCAGCTTGTACATCATTAGCGTATTTTTGACTTTGGATGTTTTTTACCCCTTGGTTGAATAAAGGGTCTACTTGCCCCGCTACTTTTTTCTGTGCATCTGCATAAGAAATAGGTTTGTAATTATAGGTAAAGGTATTTGCCATGGTTTCACCCCTTTATTATGTCTTGTTTTCCTTTAGAGGTTAGATAAGCATCAATTCCCTCTTTTAAATCTGGACGCTTGGTTATCACGAATTCGTACCTATAAGCACCTTCAATAATAAGTTGCCCCATAAAATCAGCCATTTTCTTGACCTCCTAGAATTAAATCCGCTACCGCTTGTTGTAAAAGTGTTAATTTTTGTTCCATCGTTGGAGCATTCTGGTACTCTTGGAGTAATTGCTCTTGATAGTCCGTGTCTTTTACTAGTTGTCCGTTCTCGTATTTAAATACAAACGGATTGCTTAATACCTCATGGCTCAAAGGAACATCAATAGATACATCAGCATCTTTTCCTTTTGTAGTTCCCCATCCCGTTACACGATTCGATGTGTCGAGATACAGATATATTTCCATCTCTCTCACCTCTTAAATTTCAATTACTTTTCGTAATACTGCTAGTCGATTTTCGCCAGTACTATTGATAGTTTTGCCGGTTATATCTCCATCATTAATATACAAGTACTTTGTTGCCACTTTCCCTGTACCATCTCCAGTTCCAAGAGAAGTTGGTATTTGTTCAATAAACCCTCCACCTTTATCAAATCCTGCGAAAGATTTAGGAATTAAGGTTGTATACCATTCTAAATCCCTTGAACCGCTACCAACTACATAATCAGACCAAACTAAAACCCATCCATGTTGACATTCAGAAAGTTTTTTGGATGGTTTGATGGTGTCTGTATCGTACGGATAGACATTCCCTTCCCATAAAATATTTTGTTTTGGAGGATTCCATCCTTTCCATGAGCCATTATCTTGGTAATTGACATACATGTTTTTATTTAAATCAAAGGCAAGCACCCATGCATATCCTTCGCTTGTGATATGTGCTATACCTCGAATGGATTGGGTACTTGGATTGTTTTTTGCTCCACTCACTGCATAAAAAGTATGCAATCCTTTACCTAATGCTAATAACTCCGCTAAAATATCTTTTGTTTTATCCGATACAGATAGTTTTACTCCTCCATCATTTGTGGTGATTTTCGTCATTTGTGCTGATGCTTTTATGTTCGTATCCGTACCATCTAAAGTATTAACGATAGCTATTAACTGATTAAATTCATCGTCCACCTGACTAGAACTAATAGTCGTACCTGGTTGAAAGTCGTATAATCGTGACCAAGTCATTGTTTCACCTACTTTGGTTTCTTTATTTCATATTCAATAACAATGCCATATACACTGCATGGTTCATCTACATTACTATTTTCAATTTGAACTTGAATTGATTTGCCCTTTTTGCGAATCTTCACCATCTGTTGAAGTATTTCACTAAAATCCCATAGTGCTTCGTCCCATTTGGACACATCCCATATCGCTCCCAGTCCTTTTTTGTCATCCACTCCAAGGTTATTGAGATTAATTAATGTGTATTGATCAATGGTTGCGTGTAAATCAAAAGAGGATTGTGAACCTTGATACTGCTTCATCACAAGCCACATTCGACGAATTTTCTTCATGTTTACAGGTAAATCAAAGTCAATAATCTTGGTTTTCATCATGAAAGCAATTGCTTCCCCATCGTCACTGTAAACATTCTCGTTAAATTTATATATAAAGCCATCATCGGCACTGAAATATAGTTCATTATCAATAACAACAAAGCCTGTCGCTTTAATGTTCGTGTATTTCGTCCATTGCTCAAGCGTTATATCATAAACAAGTGTTAGACCACTTGGAAAGCTTAAATAATACTTATTGTCATGAAAAATTGAGGTAGCTTGCGATTTTTCTACTAAACTGATGGACTTTAATATAGGTCCAATCGCATCACTGACAATTTGAGCCGAAATATACTCTTGTTCCGTAGAAAATAAGCTATATATATGGTCATCGCCCAAGTAAAAAAGGTTGTTTCCCACTTCCTGCACGGAATTTTGTGAGATACAACCTTTTGGGACGTTAATTTTGGTTAGTTGATAATCTAATAGAGTTGCTCCATCCCCTGTTAGCACCCAAGCACTACGTTTACATAGGATGATTAAGGTATTTCGGAACGCTCTTAGCTCTACAATCTCGTCATTATCCTCTGTCGCCACATCAAAAAAGTAAATTGCTGGCCAGTAATCATATACTGCGTACCCAAGATAAGGGTCAAAGTAACAAAAAGACACCCTATTCTTAACGGTAGGATGTGCTGCAGCAAATATTCTATCCTTCTTTATTGCAAAAGTACGAAAATTGGTTAGGTTAATTAAGTCATTTACTCCCGGGTCTGTTGTTTCTGCTGGTGTACCATTCGTTCCATCCGTTGGAACATGCGGAGTAACTTCACTTACACTAGAACCGTTGTAAACCTTCAATCTTCCTTTGTCTGCGATTAATACCGCATCATTTATCTTTCTATCCTTATATACGACAAACTTTGTTGAATCACTGGTTAAGATGCCTGTAACAGAGGTTAAATTACCGTCTATCACTTTGTTTAATTTATTTTGAGAAACTGCCAATAACTCTGAATCTCCACTGTTCTTATGGTAATAATAAATTTGAGAAATTGGATTTCGAATGTTTAAAGATTTATTCCAGCTTGTCATTTTTTCACCCCAGTGCATTAAAAAAGACGAGTATACACTCGTCTGCAATTTATAAAAACGGAATACTTTCTTTTATGATTCCTTTGCCATTGAATAGTGTAAAAAACTTACTTTCATCAGAAGCTTTTCCACTAAAATAGTTATGAGCATATTCCTTTATTGTCTCGTAACTTACTTTATTACAAAGTTCTACCCAATGATCATCAAATTCTTTTGAAGTTCCTTCTGCGTTCATGTCTACTTCATACACATATCTTTTATCCATAGAGTAAGCGATATTTTTCGCGTTTTCTTCTCCGTTTATTAGGAATAGAGCATTTAATCTGGAAGGACATTCATTATAATGAGTTTTTCTAATATCTTCGAATATCATTTCAATAAGATACAGATGATAATTTTCGTCCTTTTCAAAGTTTGGTTGTTCATAATTTGTTAGAGGTATTTCAGTTCCGTAATTATAGGTGTCATTAGTAACAAGATAGTATTGCATGGCTTTACTCTCCTTATACATTAAGTAATTTACTTTGCAATTCTTCTTTTTCCATTAATGTATCTTCTAAGATAATACCTAAAAGTTTTCTAGTAAAATCCTTATAGAATCTCATGTCGTAATGGAGATAGAACATTCCCCAAGGATGATCTTCAACAGAGTAATAGTTTTCATCCGAATACCCTATTGCCTGGTTGAATTGGGAGAAACAAAAGAATCAATACCATGGTGCGAAAAAACTCTTGTTTAGTTCCGTTTTAAAATGTCTAGTATCAAACGGACTAAGATTATCAATTAAATCTTCATCAAACGGTATAGGTTCTGATACTAATGAAATCATTGACATTTGATTTTGGTGAAGCACACAAGAATAGTATTTCTTGTAGTCGGGAATAAATTTAGAATTGAAACTGTCCCTTGATACACAACTTCCTAAGACTGCTATTTTTTTCATGATTGACCCCTTTATAATATATATAATAATTTAAATATATCATAAATTCGCTAAATCTACTCCCATTTATTTCTTATATTGTAGGATTATCTCCCAAATAATATATATAAAACTTTGAACCTGCACCAATCGTAATATCTTCATTTAATGGCTTTACAAACGGTGTTACTTTATCACCCGCATTGAAATTGTACATGAACGTAGTTGATAAAAATGGTAAGTTATATACATTACTGTAAGATTCGTCATCAAAATCTCTATCTGTAACTGTACCTCCGACATCATGAGATATGCCAAATCGAACATATCCATTCGCTAAAGTTACCGCAGTTGTAACTTTTATTGTCATATTTATGAGGTATATGCCTTTTCTTGGTATGGTATAAGTATTTCCACCCGTTACGCTTCCAGATGGGAAGTTTGTTACAGGAGAACCAAGTGTCATTTTATTTGATGCCAACTTAGTCAAAACTTGATTATTTGCTTGATGAATAAGAGCGTGATTGGTTAAGTTACCACTATGATATATGTCTCTAAGTGGAGTCGTTGGATTATAGGAACTATCCCACGCTTCGAATAAACCGAAAGATGGAGCCATAACTCTGACATATGGTTTACCCATTATCCATGTTCTTGCTTTGTCATCTCCAAGCTTTGCAATATCATTTTGTTCCATAGTTGCTAGATTTGAATACGTTACACCATCGGATAAATAACCGAATATATTATAATCATTTTTAATATACAAAGAACCCTTTACGATTAAACTCAACAACCCTAACGCTTCAAACCGAGTCAGATTTTGTAAATTAATTATTTTGCCATCGCTGTCAGTAAGTCTATCTCGTAATAAAGGAAAACCTCCACGAGCATCTACAATTTCTGCATTAGAATTACCATTATCACCGATAATTAATTCCAATCTTTCACTAGTATCACTTATATCTTTGTTTAAATCAAACAGAGTATCTTGTACCGTTCCATCCCCATGGGTAATATGGTCAGAACTATGGGCAGCAGTTGCGTTTTTATGTTCCTCTATCTCATTTGCTCTATTCTTTATTTCTGTATCAATGGTCTCAAAGTTCGCAGACAATGTTGTATCTACTTGCTCTGGATCATTTCGATTCGGCAAATACAAATGATAATTAGGTGTGTAATTCGCCATTAAACATCACTCCATTTCTTCCCGCCAAACTGTTGCCAAGTGAGTGTTTGCGTCACTTGTGAGGAAGCAAATTGCTCATAACCCGAACGTTTTGCCACATATCCATTCCCAATTACTGCATTTTGCGATTCAGTTAGTGCATTTTCCGGAATTAGGTTCGCAGCATCTTTGACATTTAATCCTGCGGAGAAGTCTCTAAAGGTTGCTAGTAGCTTAGTACCCATAACAATTCACTCCATATACATCTCTAATTGCTTCTGGTTGTGTTTTTCGAAAAAAATTAATAAACTCCTGTTTTCTTGCTTGATAATCGCTCCATGCAGCCATTCGTAACTCCTGTTCATCATCTTGATATTGACGTTTGGCAACAGTATAGAGGATGAATAGGTCATGGAAAGGGGAAGGTATTTGTGGTTCATCGTCCAAGTTTTCAAGATGTGGTAGTTTCGCACGATAATAAATGTCTAAATCTTTGGATTCGGTTGGAGTTGGTTGGATGATTAGCTTATTTCCCCATAATTTGAAACCTTTTGAGTGTAAATTATTCAATGGTAGTTGATACAAAAGCTGTGTTCCATCCACTAATTGCCCCATTTCAAGGAAATCAGAAGGTAAATCATACTCTTTTTTGTCTTTCTCAAGGGGAATAACGGTACTTTGTTGAAATTTCGCATAAGGAGATAGTTCATCCATACAACGGTTAATCCAGCCTTTTAAATCCTCGTTATCCAGCGTGTCATCCACATCTTTGTTGATTTCTTCATAAATCTCATTGAGGTTCATCCGAATACCTCCTTAATACAAATAAAAAAGAGTGGGAAAATCCCACCCTTACTCTTTCTCTTGATCTTTAGCAGATTTGAATCCAAACTTCTTGAATGCTGCAGCTTGCACATCATCTCTAGCAAGAAGTTTCACTCCATTTTTATGTGTAAATTCAATGTGTCTATCATTTTTAACTGCTTTTTTAGCCATCAATAATCATCCTTTCATTAAGGTGTTGTTGTTGTTTGATGTACGAACAATGCATCTGCTTTATTGTTTAATACAAAGGCATCATAACGCTTACGACCTTCTACTAACCATCCATTGATACCAGGAGGATTATCATGAGTCTTGTAATCTTCCAGTTTGTTTGCTGCAACTGTAGCAATCGGATGGCAGATGATGAAAGGTGTATTAGCCGGGAAGTAAGAAGAAGGAACTTTAATCACTTTCATTCCATCCAATTCTCCAACTTGACCGTTAACTAACATCTTTTGTGCTATTTCCGTAGACTTGATGAAAGAAGGATCTAGTTTAATAAGGTTATAGAATCCTGGAGTAACGTATAGTAAACGTCCACCTTGAGGAGCCTTATTCTCATCTAATACCTCTGAACCGTTTAGTACCGCTTCATAAGCATTTGTTTTATCAACATCTCCTATTTCAACATTCCCGTTCGCTGCCGCCGCTGCAGAAATGGTCGCAATACGGTATTTATCAATCTCCGGCACGATGACTTCATCAATTTGACGAGCAAGAGCCTTGCCGGCTTGCATAACCATTTGTGTATCTTGGTAATTACCGCGATCAATCGTGAAGGTAAATGAACGGTCACGAGTTAATTTCATAGTTTGTAGCGAGTTATCCAACTCTGCCGCTGTACCGTAACGGTTCGTACCAGACTTAACGTAATCGTTCATTCCTACTGTTGGAATAGAATACACGTTAATGGTATCTACTCCTGCCCAGTTATAATCGTGATTTACTGCTACTTCGGTTAAAGATTTCAACTTAAATCGTTCATCAACTTTACTTTCGTACTTTGCTGCTAAATTTACTGCCATTTATATCACTCCTGTTAGATAGAATTAAATCCTTGTAAGAATACATCTTCACTAGCAACCTCTTGGCTACCGTGTGCAGTCGTACCCGTTACAGGTGCTTTCTGCTTGTTTGTTTGGTTTTGTGTCAAGCGTTGTACTTTCGCTTGTAATTCTTTGTTTTGGTGCTCCATATACGCATATTTGAGGGGAACTCCTTGCGCTTTAGCTTCTAGCACCTCTTGAGGGATGGTGTCTTTATTCGGGTCAAATAATCGTCCGTTTACTTGACTGAAATACTCAAAGAATTCATTGTAATCCTTCGTTTCCTGTTCCTTTTGTTGCGCTGCTTCACGCTCTTGCTGGATTTGTTGACGGAACTTGCGATTCTCAATCATTTCCCTTGCGTATTCTTCTGGAATGTTTTGCTGAATGAGTTCATCTAGCATTTGTTGTTCACGTTGTTGACGCGCCATTTCAATAAACTCTTGAGGGTCCATTCCATAATCTTGAGCCATTTCATCAATGAACGTTAAACGTGGATCCGATTGTAATTCGTTTATTCGTTCTTGAAGCTTGTCATAGTTCATTCCCTTTTGAATCAAAGGAACTGCATCATCATAAGAGATTTCCTGTTCTTCTTTGTTGTATTTAATCTTGAATTTAGGTTGTTCTTCTTGCTCGGAAGGTTGTTCTTCCTGTGATTGCTCTTCTGGTTGTTCGATATCCTCTAATTCTGTTTCGTTGGTATCTACTCCATCCTCTTGGATATCCTCTGTGGAAGTATCGCTAAAATCATCTGGTAAAATAGCATCTTCTTCTGCAGCAAAGAACTGTAAATCTAATTTAAGTTTGTCGGTATGGTTGCCGATTGTTTTAAATTCCAATGTAAATCCTCCTTCGCTATGGTTGGCGAAAATTATTAAGCCTTTTATCGTCATGCTGAGGACAAATAATTAAATGAATTGCTTATAATAGTCGTGTTGCCACTTAACGAAACCAAAACTTTTAGGAATAGCTTGAAAAAATGTTTTAACTCTTGATTGATGACCCATGAATGACATACTTTCTTTATAAAACCAGAAATAATCTTTGACTAAAGCGACATACATTTTTCTTTTAGTAATTTTCATAAATCCTCCTCAAAATAAAAAAGCACCTATTCAGATGCTTTGTTGTTTGCTAATAATCCAAGTTCATTAGCGATTTCATGTTTAACAGCTTCCCTAAACTCATAATCAACGTCTAAATTAGCTACTTTCAATACATCTAGTAACAATATAACTTTATTGATATCCATATTTGCCTCCTATTTTTTAGCTGCTTTCATTGCTTCAATATCCAACTTCTTGTTTTGTAATGCTACATCTATTGCGCGGTCATCTTGCATGCGTTGTTCTGCCATCTGTTGTTGTTCTTGCGCCTGTTGTTGTTGCATCTCTTGCATTTCGGCTTGTTGTTGCTGCATCATCGCTTGTTGTTGCATACGTTGTTCAATATTAGCGATTAACTCCTGTTTCTGTGGTATATATTCCTCTGGTACACGTTCCAAGTAATCTAGTATGTCTAAATGTCCTTGGTTTAATAGATTATCTAATGTTTGAACACTAGCAATTTCAGACCAATAAGAAGATTCCCCAACATCAGCGCGAACATGTAACCACATATCTTTTAATGTGCTGAAATCAAACTGCTCTATAGTTTTCTGTCCGTCACGCTCCATTACAATCGGTCTAACACCGTAATAAGTACCCATCATATCGAGTAGTATCTTTCCGATATCCTCTACCCATTCATATAGATTCTTTTTCGGTATCTCTAATGGGATAGCAGACGATTTTTGGACCGCAATCGTAGCACTTGTATTCTTTGGATCAATGTTACCAAGTGCAGCATCTGAAATACCTAGCGTTTCTTTTGTGTATTGCATGGCCATATCAATAGCATTCGTGATTTGTGGAGACATATTAGCAGGTTCTAAGTAACCGGCAATGTTACCGATGTTAACTTCTCCACCTAACCCCTTTATCGGAATAGCTGAACCAATCATGTTATCCCATACATCAATATAATCAGAGTTGTATACTGCTTTCGGGAAAGAAGTCATCATCAAATGATACATAACCATCGCAAACATTCGATTGATAAAGATTTGATTCGGAAGAATCCCTGTGCATATCGCCCGACCATGGTATTGATTCTTTTGTTTCTCCCAATTCAACCAAGCAATAGGGTATTCTGTTAATCCTGTGTCAATATCTTGATAGATATAAGCATTTTCCACACTTTTACTTGCGTGTACAGTTGTTACTTCTTCTGTAATTGGGTGATTGTTTTCATCTAAGATAGGATTCCCTTCTTCATCCTTCTTAGTGCGTGTCACTTTCTTTTTACGATAGACAATGATGTACAATGCCTTTCCGTAATCATCTGCTTCAACCTCAATCTTTCCAGAGTCCCCAGACTGTTCTAAATAACTGTAATCAGACTTAATTTCCCCTTCGTCTGTTGACTGTTTATAACGTTTTGCTTCTTCTTGAAGGTTTTTTACCATATCTCGACCCGCAATAATGATGTACGGTTGGATATCTACTCTGGAATTGTTGGCATTCCCAAAGAAAACATTGGAACCGTCCACTAATTCCATTTCGATTTCGCCTTCAATATCAGAATAAGCACCGCCATAAGGTTTTTTAGAGGTATCAAAATAGAAATGAGCGCATGCATCACCTGTTATTGCTGCATCGTATAGCGCATCTTTAATTTTGAAGTCCATTTTAAACTTCTCTAACAGGTTATTTACCATTGCATTGGTTAACTCTGCACCTTCTGACTCTGCTTCCATTTCGGGCGTGGGATTATCATCTGCATATAGCAATGGTTCAAAGTGTATTTTCGTCTTACTAGAGGTTAAAGAAGCAACAAAGAACTGTATGACACGCTTAATAATGTTAAATACAGGTTGTGGCATATCCTCAACTTCTAAGTTTCTCCACTGATCACCTTGAAAGAAGGCAATGTTTGCATCCACTGTGTCGTAGTAGTTCGGTTTCAGCTTGTTATTGTATTGTTTCCCAGCTTCATAAAGTTCCCAGTCTTTCGTGCGCTTACCATTCAATTATTCCACCTTCTTCCGTTGCAAAGCCTTGGAAACGTCATAGTTCATGAGCTTCTGAAAATCTTCTTGAATCTTCTTTGCTTTGATTAGCTGTTTTTCATCTATTTCAACAGGTTTCCCCTGCTTTTTTCCGTATTTCGTTCCCATGTAGAACACAACAAAAAAGACTACTGGAGTCAGTAGCCCTAAAAGAAATTGCATTATTCATCATCCTCTATATACTGCCAAGAAGGAATAAAGGCAGATTCTTTATATTTTGGATCACACTCTTTATCATCTATATCCCATTTTAAAACAGTAGGTTGTGAAATTACCCATCCATCTCTGTAAAAGTCATATTCAATCAAAATGCCATCGCTTGCTCTTACATCTATTAAATCTAGTAAAATAGCATTCGCATTGCCTTCTGTTCTAGGATATTCTAATTTGACCCTCTTGATTTTCTTATTCATCTTCTCACCTACCATTTTCTAAACGCATTTACCTGTGGTTTTCCACCGGTTATTTTCTTAATTGCCTTTGCATGCTTTTCTTGTGGTGTCGGATTGTCTGGGTCACTCTTCTTTTGTTCATGCTCCTTAAATTTCATAACCTCGTCATTGAGTGCGTAACGAACTGCATCAATGGAATGGTTATTCTTATCCGGGAAGTCTGCTTTAAAGTTCCCATTAGCATCCTTCTCCAACTCATACGTTAAGAACTCTCTTGCAGTCTCTGGACACCGTATATCATCTATAATGATAGCTTCTAAGCTTTGTAGAAACTTAATTCCGTATTTAATACTGTCTGGACCTTTCTTAGCTGCACGTATCTTTAAACCGTATTGTCGTAACTCATGAATGGATTTCGGTTCGGCAGCATCCGCAGTAATGAAGTCATTATCCTTGTTTTCCTCTTTGATGTGTTCGTATAAACTTCTGTTTGATAGTCCAACTTTATATAACTCATGAAATATATATAAACGTTTCTTCTTCCTGTCATAGTGCATAACAGGATAAGAAACAGGATCTATTGCATAACCAAAGTCTAAACCACGTTTAATATTGTAGAAGTCTTTTATTTCTTCATCGGTTATTCGCTTAATTTTAACGTTATCGAATACCTCTCCACCTGTTCCTGTAACTTCTCCCAGGTATTCATGCTCATACGCTTTCGGCTTAGTCTGTTTCAAGTGTTCGGCTTCTACTATAAACTGTTCCCCAAGCCATTCTGGGTCTACTGATAAGTAATTGCTATGATGTACCAATCTATCCTCTCTGGATAAAAGCTTTTCTGCATTCACCCAGTTGTTCGCTGATTGTGGAGGGTTGTAAGAATAGAATACAGTAAACTTTTTACCGCCACGCATTAAAGATTGATTAATCATACGAACTTCTTCCATGCCTGTGAATTCGTCTAATTCCTCGTACCAGATGAATTTACAATATCCTCTAGCAAACTTCATAGACTTAATCTTTTTCGGCTTATCAGCACCACGAAAACGTATTTGCTGGCCAGTGGGAAGGTACGTAATAACCAATTTTGCATCTGGAATATGCCAATACTGTTCTACTCCTAAAACGTCAATCGCCCAAACTAATTGGTCAAATACGGATTCTTTAAGAGTGTCTTTTACTTTACGAAGCACTACCGCATTCGCATTTGGATCACGCATAATACCCAATATCAATTCAATCGCAATAAAAGAGGACTTGGTACTACCACGTCCACCAGATAACCAATAATGTGTATGACCATCATTTTTTAGGTCTTTATGAACTTCTTTGAAGGATGGAGCGATTACTTGCGATAATCTAGTCATCTATATCATCTACTATCGTGACACCTAGATTACCTTCAATATTTTTGTTTTCTGTCCACATTGCATAGCGTTTACCGAGTAGTTCGGCTGCTTTTGTTCTGTCTTTGATTCCAGCGTCTACATCAACTATGGAAATGCCTTTCTTTGTTGGTACAGGAACTTCCTCGCTTATTTCTCCACGCATTACTTTTGTTAAGTATTCAAGGATTTCATCCCTTGATGCTATGCGATTATTTTGATTTTGCTCTGCAATTTCATCAATGTATGCTTTAACCTTAACATTTCTTAACAATCTACTTGCTGCTGCTTCTGCTGCATTGCCTTTTGCCTTATATCCAGCCTGTTTGTATGACTCTGTAGCATTGCCTGTTTCAAGGAATAAATCAGCGAATTTTTTCTGTCTTTCGTCTAGCATTACATATCACCAACCTCCTAAGTCATGTATGAAATTTAATTTTTCTTCCACATTTTCCACACACATTAACCATGTCCCAAGTTTCAAAATCCATGAATGGCTTATCAGAAATAAATAAATGCTTGCAAGTGATTTGCTTAACTTTTCGCTTTATCCATTTAAACATAATGAATACCCTCCCGTTCAATCTAATCACTAGGGAAACGTTCTTCAATTAATTTAATAGCTTCTCCATAACTCATATCTTCTGGAATATTTTCTATGAATGCTAAAACCTCTTTATCTAATATATTTCCTCCTCGATTCCGAGCCAACACGAATTCTGGTATCTCATCGATCTCAATCCTAACCCATTTTGTTAAGGGTGGTTTATCTGTTATACGACTACAATTCGCGCAAATCTCGATTAGTCTTGTTCTTTTCAAAGGCTTTCTTTTATGGTATTGTTCTTCAGTTATTATCTCTGGTTCTGGATGTTCACATTCACAAATATAAGCGAGCATATAATCCCCCCAAAAATAAAAAAACACCCGGATGGATGCTTTATTTTACATATTATTTTCCACTTCATCTATCCCGAAAGCATTTATTTTTGCTCCAGCTAATGCAGGATGTCCAAAGTTTTCTAATTCTATTAAACCTTTATCAACTAAATATAGATAAGCTGACTTGTATTCGTTATCTCTAATTTCATCTGCGATAGGTTTAGCTTTAGTGCTCGAATTAGCAAAATGATAATCATATAATTCTTTAAGTAGTTTATTTCTTAAATCTTTACGCTCTTCAACAGATAAACTCATTTTTATCACCTCACTTTCATCTACTTAATTCGACAAAAGGAGATATTTTCCTGCTAATCAATATAATTAGATATGCAACCACATCTTTTGCATTGATATTTATATTTACCATAGAACCAATATTCTTTATCGGTTACCTCTTTCTTCTTACATCCTAACCAACTACAAAATAAGAAATGAATCAAACTTTCTGCTCTTTCAGCCCAAGTATAATATTTCATTTCTTCACCTCACATTCTCTCTAAACTAGACACCCCCTGCGTGATAATTGGCACGTCTGCTACACCACTCAACAAAACTCTATGTTTGTTGCCCTTAAGGTCAAATTACCGCGACTTACATAGGGATATCTAGTTTACAAATAACGTTTATAACCCCGACCCCACCCACTGCCGATATTGGGTTATGTTTTCCCACTCGTCCTGTATTCGTTGGAGCCTAACCCTCCTGTCATCTCCATGCCTTCTCCCCAATTAATGGATTCGGTTCCCTTTCTTATCATCATCAATAAAATTAAAAGTCGCCCCTCCTTGCTTAATCCCCTTTGTGGTACATAAGAGACGTCCGAGCTATCCCCGAACCGACAAGAACAAGCGACTAAAAAAACGACTACCACTGTGCGAAATGGTAATCGTTATAGTAAATACATCGTCGAAAAATGCAAACTAGAGTTATGGCTTTTCCGAGCCATTAGGAAATTATCCTATGCTATCATAATATCATGGAATATAGCGACAAAAGCGACATGAAAGAGACATTATTCTATGTCAACACCATATAATTTCAAATGTTTTTTCATTTCATAATGCATATATTCTGCTTGCGCTTTCTTTTCTTCTGCGATGAATCTTTCATCTGTCTTTATAACGAATAACATTTGAGCTAGGTAATCAATTGTAGAGCGATACAAAGCGTCAGTAACATATCTGTGTTTTTGTTCATCTCCAGTTTCCTTTGTTATCCCCCTTATCAAGTTAAACATTCCTTCTCTGCATTCTTCTAAAACTGGTCTTTCGTCTTTTATCTCCATCCCAAAACCTCCCCGATAGCACAAACGATTGAATCTCTCCATCTTTGTGCAGTTTTCTTATTTACATACAGTTTATCAGCAATTCCATCCCATGTTAAGGTTTGCGGCCTTGTCCAATACTTTAATCGAATCAGCTTCTTATAATCCTCATTCACTGTGTTATATACCGTTTCAATAGCATAAGCGACAGACTCTAAGTTTTGTAGTTTGCGATTGGTCATTAAGGCAGTTGCTATTCTTCCAGTAGGATCAGAAGGAAGCGAACTTCTTCCGCCACCTATATTTTCATCTGTATTACTGTTACAAAACATGATGTTCTCCCTTAATGCTTTAATTTCTTTCACTGTTTCTTCGTACATATATAATTCAGCTTCAATGTGCTTGAACGTAGCTTTTTTAAGTTTTGTAGGAGTTGCAGTAGTCATCATATTCCACCCTTCGCAATCTCTTTCATATGGTCATATTTCTTTTTCAGAATGTTAATCATTTCAAGAGTGCTGGTATAAGCATTTTTCCACCGTGTTGCTTCTTTTTCTGCTAACGCTTCTTCTCTTCTTGATTCCGCAGCTGCCATTTCTGCTTTATTTTCCCGGTCTTTATTACTTCCTTCTGGATCTAATGAATAAACGGTAGCAAGGATTTCCCTTCTCTTTGCTTCGGCTATCTTCCAAACTCCTACCGATTCAGCGTGTAATCCTCCGATAATTTCTAACACTTGACCATAAAGAGAAAGTTTATCCATTAGTTCTTTTGGTAAATCCTCATTCAAGGAGTTAGCTTTCTTATATAGTTGAGATAACTTTTCCGTTTTGGTCATCCATTCACCTTCTCTTGTAGTTCTGTTCGCACTCTCATGGTGTATGTTCGATTGCCATGTGATTTAATTAACTTTTTCACATTACCAATGACTCTATTGAAATCTTTTTCTTTCGGTTTTGGATAGGCAAGAATTTCTTTTGCACTTGTTAATATTCCAAGTTCTTCTTTCACCTTTCTGCGTTTTCGAAGAGATTCTCTAAGCTCTTTATATTTAACTATCATTTCTCTAGCGTCAGGCTTTGCGAATTCAATAAAGTGCAAAAAATCACTTGTTTCTTGGTCGTAATAACTTTGCATTTTTTCTAATTCTTCAATTCTGCTAGGTATAGTAAATACTTCTTTAAAGGATTCTAAGGCTTGCACAATATCACTCATGATTTCACCCCTTAAAATTTATCTCTCAATAAATCCCACACTAAACTACCAACGAGATAACATAAGACGATTAACAGAATTACAACTACTCCCAACAAAGCAATTATAAAAACATTTTTATATTGACTGAGTAGGTAAATAATTGTGGCAGGTATCGCTAAAGTTATTAATCCAATAACAAACATCGAAAGTTTATTTAACATCTTTCATCAACTCCAAAAATTTATCTAATGTCATACACACCAGCCATGGCTGACGATCTACTTTTAAAGCAAGTACATCTGGTTTCTCCCGTTCATCTAAAACCCAATCATATAACGTCTTAAATCCCGTTCCTCTGGATTTTACTTCCCACTTCATACCTAAACCATCAACATCATTTGAAAAGCCTTCTTGAGCCCCTGAAAGGGGAATTCTAAGTCCTCCAATTAACTTAGCGAATTCTTTTTCTCGTCTCATGCCTTTATCACGTTGGGATTTTCCCATTAAATCCCCTTCTCTCCGCTCATATCTTCGTACATTTTGTTAATAGATTCGTCTTTCATAGAATCAAAGTAGCTGCGTTTATAACCGGTCCATGTAACTAACCATTCAATTAGGTGCTCTCTTTCAGATTTAGTCAATACGATTCACGCTCGCTTCACTTGAATTTCCACAACAGTTATATAATTTCTAGGTTTGTTTCTCTTCTCAATCCTTCGCTGATAGCTGGGAGTAAGGTAAAACCGAAATGATTTCACCTTTATTCCCATATGTTTAGCGCATTCTAAAGCTGTGCCAATACAGATTATTTCTTCGCCTTTATATACTGCGTATTCCATGGTTAGAACGGAAGTTCATCATCATTGATGTCTATTGGTTGTCCACTTTGAAATGGATCTTCATTTTGTCTTGATGATTGATTGTTTGATTGATTACTAGATTGTTTCGGTTCTAAAAACTGTACCGATTCCGCAACTACCTCTGTCACCCACACACGCTTTCCGTCCTGCCCTTCATAATTGCGTGTTTGCAGCCTTCCGTCTACTCCAGCGAGTGAACCTTTCTTCAAATAATTCGCTGCGTTTTCTGCTGCTTTTCTCCACACTACAACATTTATAAAATCCGCTTCACGTTCTCCTTGTTGATTGGTGAATGTTCTATTAACGGCAAGGGTGAATGTAGCAACTGCCACACCTGATGGCGTATATCTTAAATCAGGATCTTTTGTTAAACGTCCTACTAAAACGACTCTATTCATCATGGTCACTTACCTCCTAAAAAGAACGAAATCAGACATACAATCGCTAAAACTAAAGCCGCTGAGCCTAAACCGTATCTTTTATCTTTAAAAGCTGCAGTTGAATTAATAATGTTTAAAATTGATAAAACGAATAATAACCAATTCATTTGCGAACATCCTTTCTCTTGTTAAATATCTTATTTGACATATAATTTATATTGGTGAATTTTATCCTATTTTTCTAAGAAGATTAAATATGAAACATCCTTCGGCTTACTTTCAAACACTTCTACCACCTGTAGCTTCTCTCCATCAACTGTTTCTTCTATCTTCTCATTTACGTACAGTTTCATGTTTGTTTCCCTTTAATTCTTTCATTTCTTCACGGATCACTTTTTGTTGCCATGCTAACCATTGAGCGTTTGTCCAAGTTTTAGACATCTCTCTTCTTCCTCCCTCATGAATTTCTCAAAGCATTCATCTGAGGTGTTTTCGATTATGCCAGCTTTGAATAGATCGTATTTATCGCAATAATAATATGGACCATACTTGCTTTCGTGTAACGCTTCTAAATCCTTTCTAAGCCCTTCATGTTGGTGTGGGCTATATTTACCCCTGTGGTGATTTCCACAAAGGAATATAAGATTTCTATGCGTTCCACGACCTCCATTCGCTCTAAACCTAACATGATGACATTCTAATGCTTGAGTCGTACCGCAAACATAACATTCATATCCATGACGCTCTGCTGCTTTATTATATTCTTTTCGCAATATCCTCCCTCGGACTTGTTTCTTCGGGATAACTCGCCCTTTATATACTTCCGGTTTCAATGGATTCTTTCGTTTTTTCTTAGGTTTTTTCTCTCTCCTTAACTGCTGCTCTTTGGAATATGGGTGGAATCCAATCATACCTTCAACCTCTTCCGTCTGCCTCGTCTAACTGGTATTCCTTCTAACTCTTTATCCGTAAACATTTTCAATCGCCAATTAAATAATGTTTTCCGACTGATATGTTCTAACCTTGCTATTTCCACTTCGCTATATCCTTGTTTTCTATAGTTGAGATATTTTTCTTTTGTAATATCTAAACTGCGGAAGTTTCTTTTCTTGTTTTTATCTTCCTCTGATTTTTTTGGACCTTTCATCTGCAACCACATATAATTGAATTCCGATGTTTTCATTCCTAACGCTTTAGCAATATCAGACCTACTTACTTCACGCTTTAGTAAATATTCAATATCGCTTTTCGTCATCATGTCACCTTTTTGAAGGACTTTCATGGTTTTCAAGGTATATTTCATCTCCCCTTGACCTCCTTCACAAGTTTAGCTAGTCCAAATTCTGAAAGTAGGTTTAAGGTTCTTTCTTGGAATCCCTGTTTCTTTAAGTAGGTATATAGGTTAGATTTCATGATTCTTCCTCCTAAAGTGCAATCTTGATTACTTTTATTAGTGGATTCAATAATGCTGTTGCTTTCTCGAAATCTAGTTTCAATTGATCACGTTCACTCTCTAACTCTTTTATTCTCTGATTAACATTTTGCAGTTCGTAATCCGTTTTCTTTAACTTCTCAAGAGTATCTAAGTATTTCATTTTTTCATCATTTGCTTTCATATAAGCAAGTTCTTTTTCATCAATAAACTTCTGAATGTTTGTTTGGTGTGCTGCTGCCATACGCTTTTTCGCTTCTTGCTCTAATTCTAATTTTTCCTTAAGGTCTTTGATGGCTCTTTCATATCTAGCGACACCTCTTTCAGCATCCTCGTTAAGTTTCTTAATGGAATTTGTATGACGTTCTTGTTCTTTTTGAAGTTCTGATTTTAAGTAAGCTATTGTTTTTTCTTGTGTCTGATTCTTTTTAATTTCCGTTTTCTGCGGTTTTTCTTCTGCTTGAATTGTTTTAGTCACATCTACCTTTTGGACTCTCTTAGGTAGGTTTAAAGCCTTTAATTCATCTGGTGTGAATGTTACCTTTTTCCACTCGATTAATTGAGTAGGATTTATTTTATATTTTTGAGCAATGACAGTATCTTTTAATTGATTTACCTTTTTCAATTCCACATATTTTCCCTTTGTTAATCCGTTCATTTTATCCACTCCTATTGGCGATTTTTGATTCTTTTTATATTCTGCCAATTGCTCTGGTGTCATTTTCCATTCGTAAACTGTGTTATCTATGTGAGATTTGTTACTGACAAAGCGAATGTCATCTGCTCCATATCGTTTTTGGGAGGTTTTTATTTCACTACCTCCGGAACATCTTCAAAATTCATATTGCGAGTGTGCCACTTTTCCAGTAATAGTCTCCGCTCACGTTCTTCTTTTAGCTTTTTCTCAAGCATTTTTACTTCGCGTACCAAATATTTAAGCTGATCAGCACTTTCTTCTAAGGCCATAAGCTTCCAATCGTAATCTTCGTCTATTGCATCGTCAATGCTGCGTCCATACTTATCAATTCCTTTTTTATCCTGTGCATCAATAATTGCTGAAAATTCATCTATAACCGCTTGACTTATTCTCGGTCTCATTCACCGCACCCCTAACTCTTTTAATCTTTTTCGTACATATTCGGTTTTTGCTTCCATAATCTCCGCTTCAATTTTCTTTTGTTTTTCTGATTTTCTAATGTGTCCAGGAGTAATCTGATATACTCCTGGGATTGATTGAACTGTCATTAAAACACCTCTTATCCAAATAAAATCTTTTCTAATTCCTTATTTTCGCTCTCTGCTTCATCATCCCGAATCGATTCTTCCGGCATATATACTTCAAGCGACATTTTTTTAATTCTGCTACTGACACGACCTTCTATGTAGACATTCCCTAAGTTGTCAATGGTCTTATTTCCAGTGAATAGCGTTACTTTTTTGTGTTCTAAGCGATAGTCTAAGACATTGAAGAAAACTCTCTCAGCAAAGTCTGTGGACTTCTCAACAGCAATATCATCTATCACTAATACTTCTACATTTCTAAATAACTGAATGATTTCGCTCTCTGTGGATTCTGTTTTTCCGTTAAATGTCTTTTTGATTTGCGTAAGTAAGTCATCTGCTTTTAGAAAAGCTAGATCTACACCGTACATTTTCATTAAGGCATTCGCAATGCTAGAAACTAATCTTGTTTTCCCAGACCCTTTCACTTCGCTAAATAGATATAATCCCTTTCCGTACTCTTGCATAGTTTTGAAATTTGATACATAATTAGCAGCCGCTTTCTTGGCAGTAGTTGCAGTTTCTCTACTATCCGATTGTTTGTATAGATTCACATCAAACGAATTAACTGTAGCATCTTTGAAAATGGGTGGGATTTGTGCCAAATCTAGCTTTCTTTCAATCTCTCGTTGTTTCATTAACTGTTCGTAGCAATCACATTGCTCCTGCCATTCATCCTTTTTGTTAGGTAAATGACGTTTTGACCAATCTCTCTTCCATATCCATCCTGTCCCGTCGCATTTGTGGTATGGGCATTTATCAGAAGGCAACGTTAATATCTCCACCGGATTCGATTCTAGCGATTTTTTTGCGTCGTTCATTCGTTTCGCGAATCTTGGATCTTGTTTCATCATCTGTTCCAATACGTTGTTTATGGCTTGCAGCTTGTCCACCGCCTTTTTGGTTCAAATAACTCTCAAACTTCGTTCCAAACAATGTCTCTGGACGTAAATACTGATTCATCTTATTGTCGTTTAACCATTCCGCAGATTTTTTGTCTATGACTGTTTTAAAGTCCTCTAGTCTAAATCCTTCGTTCCATCTTGCTCTAATTAATGTTTGTGTTTTCTTAGATGTTGAGCGATAAGAAGAATTTGTTTTTTGATTAAGGTAGGAAACGACTTCGTCAAAAGGTATATATTCTTTTGTATTATTAAATGTAGTATTAATATCTGTATTATTATCTTTAAACTTTTCTTTAATAGGGGTATTTAACTTTTCTTTAATAGGGTCATTAACAATTCTTATATACCTATTAAAGATTTCTTTAGTACCCTCTTTGTATTCAATCTCCGTACTAATGTAGCCTTTCGCTACAAGTTGATTGATCCATTTCGATATGGATACTTTACTGACACTATATAATTCAGAGAAGTAAGCATTACTCGCCCAGCAATATCCTTTTTCATTACACAATGCAGTAATTTCACCATATAAAAGCTTTGAATTGGGTGTTAAATCCTTGTCGTAGCGAACATTAGCAGGAATAATGGCATAATAGTTTTTCTGCATTTTCACACCCCGAACTGATATTCCCCGTGTACATTTAAAATAGTTTGGTATATAATGGACACGAGGAAAATAATATTTAATACATGATTAAATCAATGTCTAGTGTTGCAGCACTAGGCTTTTTTCTTTTGATTTAGTAATTTGTCGGCTACCCTAATTGCATCATCTAGTTGTCCGGTTTCATCTAAATACTGTGGTCTGCTTACATCTTTGCCGACTTTGTTAATGTAGTTTTGCCGCTTCAATTCAAAATTCGTCTGAAATGCTGTATTAAATGCTTGTACAAAGTCTTTCCATGCTTTCGAATATTGCCCACCATTTCTATGGGCATATAGCCGAATCATCGAATTAAATTGCTGACGTGGATTTCCTTCGATGTTCACTTGATCTAGATTATCCACTCTTGTTTTAAGAACTTGATTTTCCTTTTCTATCAACATTTGCTTATGCTCTAAAACTTGCATTTTTCTCTCTTGTTCTACTAATTGATTTATGGAAGCTTGCAAGATTTCTAATTGTGATTTTGGTTTTTGTTGCATAAATTGTTTTTCGACTTCTATAAAATATTTACGCATTGCCCGACCAATTTCATTTCGTTGTACCATAGCAATTTCTTTTCCTGCATCAAGAGTGAATAAAAATTCTTCCGATGGTCTTCCGTTAGTTTTACTCAAAAATGAGTAAAAGTCCTCGTTCTCAATAAATCCGTAATTATCAATATGCCGCGAAATCCAGTCATTAAATCTTGTACTAACCATTAACTTTGAATGAAGTTCTCTAGCGTTAATTACTTTATCTCCATTCTCATTTTCGTAAACCGGCAGCATATCATTTGCGATTACTTTTAATTGACTCATTTAACCACCCCTATATGTTTTTGAGAACAATCTGCACAATAGATAGAAGTTGAAGCAAAGTCTCCATCATCTTCTAAAACAGAAATTAATGTTTGATTATCAACTTCTTGTTCAACCCCACAATCAGGACATTGAGTAAAAATTTCATCTTCGTATAGATCAATCTTAATTTCTACATGGTCATTAATTTTTGTTTTTACATAAAACATATAATCACCTCATTTCTTTAAAACTAGTAAATCTCCAATCTCACAATCAAGCGCCTTACAAAGTTTCGCAACTGTATCAACTTGCATACGGTACTGAGTTTTGTTTAACGCTTTGGAGATCGCTTTTCTGGAAAGACCGCTTTTCTTATGTAAGTGTTCTATGGTGCGAATATTGCGCTTCCCCATCATTTCCCAAAGTTTAACTTCGATGTACGGAGTTTCTTGCATATTATTACCACCTCCTCCATATCCTTATTATAACACCCTTGGGTATTAAACGCAACCCATGGGTATTAACTTTTCAGAAAAAAATTTTAAAAAGTAGTTGTATTTTTTTATTTCGTGAGTATAATAGGTATCGAGGTGATACCAAATGGTAGTAAAAAATAACCTAAGAGTCCTTATGGCGAAAAAAGGAGTAAATATTCAAGATGTTTCCGATGCCACAGGCCTTAGCAGAAAATCAATTTCGAAACTTTACAATGAATCTTCTATCCAGATTACATTTGATGTTATAGCTCGTCTTTGTGTTTACTTCGATTGTGAAGTTAACGATCTACTACGACTTGAAGAAGAAAACTAATTGTACCAATGTATGAATGTGTTACAAATTACTTTAAAAAAAGGAGTGCATACGAATGGCACATGTTAGAGCGAATTGTAAAAACCCTTCTCAAACAATTTCTTTTCAACCAAACATCTATGAAGCTGCTGAAAACTATCTGTATGATCACCGTAAGAAAAACTTTAGTCATAGCGTGAATGAATTGATTGCTTATGGTTTGAAATATGTCGCTTTGATGGAGAAGAAAAAAGAACGTGAGAGGTTGCTTTCGTAATAGTGAGAGCGACCTCTTTCTTTTTTTAATCCTCTAAATCCTCATCCGTTATATCCGCTGACAATGTTTCTTCTTTCTTTACACGAAAATCCCATTCTATAATGCCATCTTCATTGAAAAGTCTGTGCGAAATTGCTTCGGCTGCTGATTCTGCATAAGTTGCTTCTTCATCAAATACTATAGACATTACAATTAACTGTTTTTTAATTGTCATTATCTCCCC